AGGAACTTGTAGTTATATCAAAAGCCTTAAACAATGGAACTGAACTTGACTGGGATGACCATAATGAATACAAATATTTTCCTTGGTGGTATTTAGGCAAGAATTTCCGTGTGAACGGTGTGTACTATTACTCGAATTATTCTCATGTCCCTGCGCGCCTCTGTGTAAAATCTATTGAAATAGGAAATTACTCAGCAACTCAATTTAAAGACATCTGGAAAGATTATATGAATTAAAAACAAGTGTTTCTGCCCCTTCCGTTTGAACAATGTGAACTATAACTCGAATAATTCTAATGTCCCTACGCACATCTGTAAATTTTAATAAGCAGAAATACTTTACCTCTTGGTAAAAAACAAATAAAAGCCTTAAAAATTCGTTAGTAAAGCAATTGAAAGCGAGTTTCTATACACAGAGAAATAAAGCGTTAGCGCAATGAAAAGACACAACAACTTATACCAACAGGTAATTAGCATTGAAAACCTAAATTCGGCGGATAAAAAATCCAGAAGAGGAAAATCAAAGCAATATGGAGTGATAAGACACTTACAAAATGAAGAAGAAAATATTTTAAAATTACATGAGTTATTAAAAACAAAAGAGTTTACAACTTCTAAATATAATGTGTTTACAATATCAGATGGAAAAGAAAGGACGATTTCACAACTACCTTATTTTCCTGACAGAATAGTGCATCACGCCATTTTAAATATCTTAGAACCTATATTTGTTTCTGTTTTTACAGCAGATACATATAGTTGTGTAAAAGGAAGAGGTGTTCATAAAGCCTCATACAACCTAAGAAAAGTTCTGAAAGATGTTGAAGGCACACAGTACTGTTTGAAATTAGATATTAAAAAATTCTTTCCGAGCATAAACAATGAGATTTTAAAAGAAATGCTGAGGAGAAAATTTAAAGACTTTGATTTATTATATTTATTAGATGATATTGTAGATTCTCATAAAGGAGTGCCACTTGGTAATTTTACAAGTCAGTTCTTCGGAAACTATTATTTAACTTATTTTGATCATTGGATTAAAGAAGAATTAAAAGTAAAATACTACTTTAAGTATTGTGATGATATCTTACTCTTATCTGATAATAAGGAACAATTATGGGAGTGGTTTTATAAAATTCAGGATTATTTAAGAACAGAATTAAAATTAGAAATAAAAGGGAATTATCAAGTTTTTCCTGTAAGTGCTAGGAGTATCGATTGGGTTGGCTACAAGCATTACCACACACATACATTGATTAGAAAATCCATTAAAAGGAAGTATATTAAAAATAAAGTTAAGAGAAACCATAATAGTTGGTTAGTACATTGTAACAGTAAAAATTTAGTAAATAAATATGAAAACACAAGAATTAACGATTGAAGCACCTAAAGGATTTCAAATTGATCAAGAAAAATCAACTTTTGAAAAAATAGTATTTAAAGAGATTTCTAATAATTTTGATAAAATTTTTAAATACCACAATACAAATCAAGAAGAATTTGATAAAAAATATGCAGAAATACCTTTTCATGTAAAAGCTTATCAAAAAGAAGTTATGTTGGCTGCTTTTTATAATAAAAATTGGAGTCCAAATTGGAAAAATAACAATGAGGAAAAACATTATGCTTGGTTTTATATGGATGAATTCCGTTTGAACGATGTGGACTTTAGCTCGTTTAATTCTCGTGTCCCTGCGCGCCTGTGTTATAAAAATAAAAAAGATCTTTTAGAGGCTATTGAGTTATATCCAGACGTGTTCAAAGAAAGTAGAGAATTTTAATTAGTAAATATGAAGTTAGAAAAAGATATTATATGGTTCGATTTTGAGACCGACGACGTTGATACTGAGGTTGCGCGTATCATACAAATTGCTGCAACAAAGATTAAAGTAGACGGCACAAAAGAAGTAAAAGAAATGCTAATTAACCCAGAAAAACCAATATCTGTAGAATCAACAGCTGTTCATGGAATTACTGATGATATGGTCAAAGACTCTCCAGTATTTCGTCAGATAGCAGTTAGTTTAAGAGCCTGGTATGAGGGATGTGATTTGGCAACTTTCAATGGCAATCAGTACGATATTCCAGTCTTGAATGCCGAACTGGTACGTGCTGGTCTTGAACCAATAGACTGGGACTATAATACTTTTGATGTAAGGATTTTATATCAGAAATTATTTCCTAATACATTATCAGATCTTTATAAAAGATTAACAGGTAAGGATTTAATTGATGCCCACAATGCACAAAGCGACGTAAATGCCTCTATTGAAATAGGAGATATATTATTGGCCAAGCTAAAGGAGGAACAACCCGATATTGAAATTAATTCAGTGAAAGACTTGGATTTATTTCTTCAAGCAGATAAGAAAAGAGTTGATATTTCAGGTAAATTATATGAAGATGTTGAGGGGATAGTCAGATGGAACTTTTCTAAAAATAAAGACGAACCTGTTAAGAAATACGATTCATTTAATGATTGGTTTTTAAAACAGAATTTCGCAAAAGAGAGTAAAGACAAACTAAAACAAGTAATAAATAAATTATAATGGAAGAAAAGAAGTATTTGTATTGGGCGATACAATCATCGCAACCAGTTACACCAACAGAGCAAGAATTAGAATTATTTCAAACTAAGTATAAAGAAGACTACGAGCAGGATGTAGTCTACGAAGGAGATGAGCTTTTAGAGAAGTTTAGACTCAATTCATGGCGTAATCCAATATGGTCTACCATAACTTCAATTATTTTAGCCTTTGAAAATGGAGGAGAAATGCGCGTTAAGTATATTACGGGCGAAGAAAAAGATTTATTACAGAATTTTAATAATTTATTAAGAAATAGTTTTCAAGAACATACTTTAGTTAATTTTGATTCAGAAATTTTATTGCCGTTTTTGGGTACCAGACTTCATAAGAATGGTTTTATTAATATTCCACACCCTAATTTAAAGTATCAAGGTGGAATTAGAAGCTGGAATTTTACAGGGTGTGATTTAAAAGCTTACTACAAAGGTGGTGGGAAGTACAGTTTTTCTTTAAAGGAGATAGCATATATTTTAAATATCGATAGTGAGGGTATTATTAACTATAGAGATGAATTCAGCTATGTAAATAGTGGTAATCAAGAAGCTTTAAAACTTTCCGCAATAAAACAAGTTGAAGTTATAGCTGAGATTTGGAGAAAGTTAAATGAGTTACCTAAACTCCAAACCGTTTTAGTTGAAGAGCAAGTTAAAGATGTCATAGAAGAGAAACCAACAGATTGGGCAAAAGAACTGTTTAAAACTAAAAAACTAACTAAAGAAATCAAAGAAGGCTTACTTAATCAGTTAAAAAAGAAAAAGCTTTTAAAGAAAGACAAAGAAGTGATGCATGATATTTTAACAAGTATTTATTTAAACACTGAAATGTTTCATAAGGAAAAAGACACAGAAAAAACGACAGAAGTAAAAAAACAAGAAATAAAAGAACTATTAGATGCAATTAAGTAAACTAGACCTCCCAAGAAAATATAATTACGAAGAAGGAAAATCAAGACCAGAATATAAGAAATACGAAGGTTGGAATAAAGTAAGTTACTCTCAAATCACTTCTTTTTTAAGCGACGAGTATAAAGGAAGTTATATTGGAGGATACTTCATGGGTATCAAAGATGATGGGAATATTTTTAGTTATTTTGGTTCTGCGTGTGGAGATTACTTAAATCGCCAAGATCAACGAATTGATGAATACTTGTTGGATGAGTGTAAGGCAACTCTAGATAAAATAGAACAACCAAATCATGCCGTTTACGAATATGAAATTTTAATTGATCTAGAACCATTCGGATTAGAAAAAACTGTCTTACAAGGCTTCTCAGATATCCAATATGAGGTGGGTGAGATGACATTGAATGTTCACGATTACAAAACTTTAAATTTAGATAAGAAAAGAGAATTTTACGAGTCGGATGATTACCAACAATTGAACACCTATGGATTTGGTTTGGAAGAATTAGGTTATAAAATTAATAAAACTTCTGTTTTTGGTTTGGGGCGAAAAGGTAATACTTTAGATAAAGGTGCAATGAGTAAAGCTGGTAATCCTTTATGGCTTAGGTTAAGCGGAGAAGTTGAAGAAATTGATAGGCCTTATAATAGAGACGAAGCTAAGAATTATATTAAAAAGATAGCTGAAACTTGTTTGAAGATAGATAACTATTTTAAAGTATATAGAAAATACTTCGCCTAATCTTTGGTTAATTAAAATAATAGTTGTAAGTTTGCAGAGGAAAATCTGTTTTTAATTCTTTTTCCGCGAAATTTAATAAAAAAAATAAATATATATGAAAAATTTTGAATATTGGAAAGAAAGTTTAGGGGAAGTTTTACCTGACAGGCTTTTAACAAGTAAAGAAGTGAAAGATATAATGAGTGTTTCTGAAATGGAGTATGAATACACAGAACATGAATCTCACGCACTTTCTGAGCCTAAGATAAGACATATAGAAACTGAATTAGAAAAAGAAAATAGAGTATTAAAAGACTATATTGCAAAGATTAAAAAAGTAGACAGTGTAAATGTTGTAGGAAATGAAGTTGAACTATATAGTAAATTACCTTAATTATGACAACATACAAAATTATAGAAAGTCCCCCGTATGATAAAGATGCTCCTAATACTTATTGGATTAAAAGAGAATTTAAACTGTTTGGTTTTACTTTTTCTTGCGGCGTAATAGGTGATTATAAAATGGATGACGACTACGGATACATGGGACAAATGCCTTTCTTTGATAGATTTCAGGCAGAAGAGAGAATTAAATTATTAAAACAATAAAATATGTATAAAGAAATTGAATTTGAGTTTGGAGATATTGAATCAGCCGTTAAAGAGTTAGAAGCGCATAAAGAAAATAATAAACTAGTTTTTGGAGTATTTAATGGAGTAAAATTATATTCTGATATTGATGATTTAGACTCTGCTTATAAAAAAGTAACTGGTAAAACAAAATCAGAATTTGACGAGTTAGAGCGAAAAAGATCAGAGGAATATGCAGAAGAAAAAAGAAAACATGAAGAATCTATTCCTGAATTAACAAAAGAATGGATTGAAAAAGGTAAAGAATTATTAGATGAAAAATACCTTGAACTTTGGGGTAAATGTGTTCCAATCAGATTAAGTGATTTATATAGAGGAATGGAATTAGAGATGTGTCTCGATATTGTAAAAGAATTAAATAGTGGTTGTACTTTGGATAAAGCAAAAAATATAATTGAAGATCAAGGTCATTCAGGAATGTCTTTTGGACTTGTTTGTTCAATGGTGAAATCATTTTGTGATAGAGGTGAAGAATTTAAAAATTTTGTAAATAAATAATATGTACACGAGAGATGGCGGATTAATTTTAAAAAACGGAGTTGTATTATCTACAGTTGAAATAGTAGATTTATTAAATAAGTTACAGAAAGTATCAGATAAGTGGGATAAACTAGATGAAGAAATTGGTAAGTTTTACCAAGAACCAGAATATCATTACGAAGATGATTGGGAGTATGATGACGCTGATGGAGATTTGATAGGAATTGGAGAACTTGCTGCTGAATATTTTGGATATTTATAAATTTAAAAACAAATAAAATGAAAATAGAAGAGGTTATTAAACTATCATCATCTGAATTAGAAAAATACTGTTTTAGCTTAGAGAATGAGGACGAAGATGGTTGGAAAGAAATTTCAAGAGAAGAAGATGGCTATTTTAGAGAAGGATCAAAATTCACAATTTTTTATTTTGATGCGGAATGGGAAAGAGATGGATATGAGTTATCTTACCAATTTGGACAACACTCAGAAGATTGGGGAGACGATGAAATTCAGGGTATTAATTTAGAGAAAAAGAAAGATGAATAAATCATTTCAAAAACAAAGTACAATAAGTTTAGACTCAAACCATCATTTATCCAGTGACGGAGATAATGGAATAATTTTAACTTTCCATGAAATAAGAGAGCGAGAAAAATTAGAAACAAAGAACGGCAAAAAAGTAAAATCAGGTAAGACAGAGGAGTATTTATATGAGGGAAAACTCTATTTTACGAGAATTTGCCAAGCATTAACCTATTTCGTAGATAAGACTCAAAATGAATCAAAAACATTAGAAGAGTTAATTTCAAAAGTAGATTATAATACTGAGTTGTTAGAGAAGTTAAATAAGGAGTTTTTACAATTTACATAATGGAAATAATATATAACAAATATCGCGGAAAGAAAGTAGAGTATCCAGGAAATGTAGAAGGAATTATTGTAGGGTACTGTGATAACAATTTAATTGTTGGTTGTGATTCCTGCTATCCCTCGTACTCATTTCGCCGACTAGATAAAAACACTTTCATTGAAGATGAGTATAAGGAGAATAAGTACAGGTATTTTTATTGCACTGAGGCCACAATGATTAAACAGCATCCAGAAATAAAATAATATTTTGCAATTATCCAAAAAAAGACTTAAGCAGTTAGTATTAGAGAAATATGTTAGCAACCCCCTTCAAAATCCTGAATCTATTTCGATTGAGTTGGGGGCTAATTTATCTTGGATTAACACTATAATTGAGCTATATAAGCAGGAAATTACTATCAAACAGCCTTTATATCTCGTTAAAAGTATAGATTTACCTAATATTTATTACCTTTTTAATGATTTTGGCGAAAAAAAGATTAAAACAAATAGAAATATAATACAAAATATCAAAGATTTTACTGAGTATGAAAGAACTTGGTTATTTTTGAATAAAGGATTAAAATGACAGACAATACAATACTCGCGTTAGATATAATAGTAATCCAGCAACTTCTTATAGAAAGTCTCGAACAATTCTCCAGAACTCCACAATACAGACAAAAGAAAGTTAATTTAATTAAATCGTTGATTAAAGAACTAGAAAAAGACACTGTCTCTGACTATAATAAAGCATTTGGTCTTGATGAGGAAACTTTAATAACGGTTCAACAAAATTATCAGTTTGCTATTGAGTCTTTTTCTTCGCGGAATATTCCAGATAAAGTAGCCATGTCTCAGCTTTTAATGGCTTGGAGTAAGGACAGATCGGGAATGGAGGCGAATGTCTTTAGAATATTAAATAAAAGAAATTAACTGTTTTTCTTGCGAGATAAATAAATTAATTGTAAGTTTGCAAAGTACAAATTGAAAACACAAATAAAATATATGAAAAAATATACAATCATTTACGCAGAATTTTTCCAACATGGAAGTCATCAGAATAGTATAACCCATATGAAACATATTGAGTGCTTGGCTGAAAACTTAAAACAGGCTGTCGAAGAAACAGTTGATTTTGGAAATGTATGGTTTTTATTAGATGGTCATTGTAAACGAACAAAAGATTAAGTATGAAGACAGCAATTCGACAATTAATAGAATGTATGGAAAATGCATTTTTAGAAAATCAACTAAACAGTTCTAGTGATGTTTTAATACTATGCCATTCTTTTCTAGAAACTGAAGAAGAACAATTAGAAACCTCCTATCATAAAGGTTATGATGATCATTATCAAGGAGAATATGAAAAAGAATCTTATTATAAAGAAACATTTAAATCATGACAGCATTAAATTTGTATACAGAGTGTGAAGATCCAGAAGAGATAATTGAGGCATTTAAAAAATTTGCAGAATATCATGTAGAAAAAGCATTAAAAGCTGCGGAAGCTAAAGTTTATGAAAATATTGAAGGACATGATTGGGATATCCCAAATAATACTTTTAGAGAAGCCTACCCACTAGAAAATATTAAATAATGACAGACCAAGAACAACGGAAAGCAAACATTACTTTCATTAAAACAGTTTTTGTAACATTAATCATATTAGGAATTATAATTTGGCGCATAAATATAACAAAATAAATAAAGAAGCTGTTCTTAGTCTTTTTTCGCGCGAAAAACAAGTAATAAACAGAAATTACATAGCAAAACAATTAAACTGTTCTGTATATAGTGTGAGAATAGCTTTAGAGCAATTAAAAGACGATAATAAAATTAAATTAAGTAATCACGGCCATCGAGCCATTTAAAAACCAACAACATGAAAAGAAAAGACTTATTAGAAAGCGGATTAACAGAAGGTCAAAACCCAACAACAGTGGTTACTAACACACTAGCAAAAGATGCTAAATTTATTAAAAAGGCAAAAAGAGACCTCGAGGATGCCATTGAAAGTGCAGAAGAAGCTTTGGAAGAAAGGTTAGCTTCAAACACACCACTCGACAAATCAACAGTTGAAGTCTTATTTGCCAAAATAATTGATCTAAAAGCAACTACAAAGCTTTATGAGCAATTTGAGTCAGAGATTTTAGCAGAGTAATCATCATCCCTCTTCGGAGGGTTTTTAAATTAGAATTATGAAAATATCATTTGTAACACCTACTAGAATTTCTCTAATAAACCTTTCTACGATTGGAGACAGTGAAAAAAGAGAAGACGACACTAAAATAGGTCAATTTTCTTCTGGTCAAGCGTATTCCACTGCTCTGTTGCTTAGAAATAATGTAGGTTTCTCTGTGAATGTTTATGGCGGGGAAGACTATAATTCAGAAGAGAAGTACACTGAAAATTTTACTTTCTCAACTTTTACTAAATCATGTGATTCTACTGGAAAAGAGAAGGATTTAATTGTAATTAACTATGCTAAGTATTATCATGGTAATTGTGATTCAGCTTTAACATTTGCCGATCCATCCGAAACAGAGTCCGATACTATTGAAACAGGGTTTGCTTTAGCTTTAGGTTACAATTGGGAACTTTACATGGCTTTAAGAGAACTTTGGAGTAACATGCTTGATGAAGGGGGGTATTTAAAAGAGGGTGAGCCAGAAGTAGATCATGGTACAGTAATTACTTTAGACTTTGCAGAAGATTCAGAATTTGCCGAGATTTGGAATAACCGTCATTTGTACATCAATGAAAAAGAGCCTTTATTTAAAATTTCTGATTCTTTAGATATCTTGGAAAATGAGGAGAACTATTTGAGAATTTACAAACAGAATATTTTAGTTTACAAGGATGAGAATATACCTAGTAGATATGCTTTTAATATTAAGTTCGGAAACATAGACGAAAGAAGAATACTTTCAGACATTTACACTGTAGAAGGAGAAATTGTTTCTGCTATAATGAGAACTAAAAATGAAGAATTTCTAAGAGAGATTATATCTGCTGACTTCCAAACTTCAGATAAAGAGTTTTTAGCTAATAGAAGTCCTTATTATTCTCCAAGTGAATTAATACATGATATTGCTTTTGAAATTTATGAAGCCAATGGAGAAGTTAAATCTTATGAATGGATTATTGATGGAATTAAAAAGCTTAAAAATTGTAAAATAGGCGGTAAAAAGATAACCAATGTTGGGGATAGTTTGTGGCAATACAGTAATACAGTAACTGTTGAATCTGTTCCTGAGCCATGTTCTGAACCTGCTGTTGAGATTGAAGGAGAGATTCTAATTAGTCCTTTTTCCGCGGAAATAAAAAAATATTACAACTTTGAATTAGATGTAGAAGTAACTAAAGCTAAATTAAAGGGAAGTAAGTGCATTGCAGATAAATATAACAACTGTTTAATTATAGATAACGATTTTAATATAGAAACTGATTTTCCAGAATTAATCGTGCAATATCTGGATCTTACAGTGAAAGAGAATGTAATTACAGCAATGAGTGAATATATAACAAAATTACTAAAGAAATAAAATGATAGATACTTTAAAATACGAAGTTAATAGTTTACGTGATATTTGTTATCAAGCTTCTTTCGACGCAGGATGGCACACAAACTTAGAAACAGGAGAATTATTAGAAAGAAATAAGGCTGAGATGCTATGTTTAATTCATAGTGAAATTTCAGAAGCTATGGAAGGTGAAAGAAAGGAATTAATGGATGACCATTTACCTGATAGACCAATGGCCGAAGTCGAGTTAGCCGATGCAGTGATTCGTATTATGGACTATGCTGGAAGATGGGGCTATGATATTGGAGGAGCGCTTGTAGCAAAAATGGACTACAATAAAAATCGTAAAGATCACAAGCTAGAGAATAGAATTAAAGATGGGGGTAAAAAGTTTTAATTATGATTTATAAAATAACAAAAATAGCCGATGTGGAAAATCCATATCACGAGAATTCCGATTTTGGATTTAGCAAGCCATTCCATTTAGGAGAATACACAAAAGAGCCAGAAGTAGGGGAAAGATTTAATTTATATCCTATTGATTTTCAGAACATAGGTATTTCAACATCACCTGTGACTAAGATAATGGATGAAAAAACTTTTAAAACACTCAATTCAGTGTATACTTACGAACCTTATTTAGAAAAGTTATGAAAGAAACAAGGATAAATTCTAATCACGTATCTCACATTAAAATAACACCAGCTGTAAAAACAGATTATATTTGGTGTAACGAGATACCAGAAAAGAAAAATTGGTTAGGAATTACTACTCAATATGGGTATGAAGAGGGTTTTTGGTGGGAGGGAAAACCTGGATTTTATAGTGTAAGATTAGATACTACAGAATTTACAGATTTTGTTGAAATAGATGGAGTATTGTGGGAAAATCCTAGACTACAGATATTTGCAAATGGTAAATGTATTTTTAGCCGTCATTATGAAGATTTAGAGGAAATCAGACAGTTGGTGTCGGGAGAATTTACTAATGTAAGTATTGTTTTATCATGAAAGCCTTTAAAATAAAAAACCAATACGATTTATTTAGTACTGGAGGTAATAATCCCAGATGGACTAAAAGAGGTAAAACTTGGGGCAGTTTTCAAGCTTTAAAATTACATTTAAGACAGTTTTGCAGTAATAGAAAGTACGAAGTTATTGATGGTAATTTTAGAGGTTATAATTTGTGGGAAAATAATATTGATTCTACGTGGACAGTAATAGAATTATCAGAAGACGGCCTTAAAGAGTATTCGGCAAAAGAATTGTATAAACCAACAGAAGAATTATGAGTCACGAATTACAAAAATTAGTAGAAGCACACGAAGCATTCTTAGACACAGATATTCCAGATTCAGATTGGGATAAATTAGATGGTGATCCAATTCCTGGCGGAGAGCTAGAAATAAAATGGAAAGGAAGAGAATTTACAGATGAAGGTTATTTCTTTGCTTTGCCTACAAGTGATACAGAGATTTATGATATTTGTGTTCATATTCCTGAGCCAGATAACAGTGATGGAATGGATAGTGCGCCACCAGTTTTTATTAATTTATACGAATTGGTTATGAATAAACGAGTTAAATGGATAAAATGTAAGTAGGTATGTATATAAATTTTACAGTTTTAGAAAAATACAGTTTGCTACCTGCCGATGTTCTTTTCTTGGCCGCAATCAAACAAACAGAACTAAAATATCTTGAAGAAAGTTTCACAGAGGTTAATTACAGCCGTTTTAACGAACTTTCTCTAATAAAACATATCAAAGCTAAACGTAAGGATGAAAGTGCCTTAGTAAGTCTTAGATTGAATGATAAAGGTTTACAATTATTAGAAGAGATTAATTCTGCGCCAATTGAACCAGAAGATCAACAAGTATATGATTGGCTTTCTAATCATTATAAATCGGCGGGAAAAGAAATTGGAAATAGAAAGAAGACATTAAGTCACATTAAAGACTTCCGTATAAAAAGCGGAATACAGAAAAATAATTTAATTAAGCTGTGTGTTGAATTTTTAAAGGAGAATGAAGAACGATCTAATAAATTAGAATTTATATTTTATTATCCTAAAACAGTTTTTGCTACTAGGTTTGATATAGAGGAAAGCTGGCTTTATAGTTTTTACTTAAAGAAAGAAGATTATTTTAAGTCCGTTTTCGAAGAATATTGAGCTTAGTAAAAATAATTAATTTGTATATTCAAACATAGAGTTGTATCTTTACACCTTGTTATGGTCTGAAACCTAAAAGATAACAAGTAAAGAACTTAGCCTTATGAATGAAATGTTGCTTCAGACCCAACATAGATTTTGTAGGGCGTTTCTATTTAATATGAAAAAAGAAGTTATTTGTGGTATTTATAAGATCACAAGTCCAACAGGAAAAATTTATATCGGGGAATCTAAAAATATCAATAATAGAAAAAACGGATACAAGAATTCAGGATGTAAAGCACAGCCAAGATTAAACTACTCAATCAATAAGTACGGATGGGATAAACATGTCTTTGAAATAATTGAAGAATGTGATATATTAGATTTAAAATGTAAAGAGAGATATTGGCAAGATTTCTATGATGTTACAGGCAAAAACGGCCTAAATTGCACATTGACAAAATGTGGTGATGAAAAACAAATACACTCTAAGGAAACTATAAATAAAATAAGTGCTAAAGCTAAAGAACGCTATCAAGATGATAATTTTTCAGCTAAAATGAGTAGGTTATTTAAAGAGAAAGGTATATCTAAAGGGGATAAAAATCCAAGATCAAAATATGTAATAAACTTCAAAACATTAGAACAGTTAACATGTGTATTAACTTTGAGTGAGATTTTAGCTATTAATTATACAACATTAATAGCTATGTTAGGTGGTTACAATACTAATACAACAGATTGGTGTTTTTTAGAAGATTATTTAAATAGTAATTACATATCTAATTTAAGATGTAACTCCCAAAAATATATCTATAAAGGTATTGATTTCGATAAAAGAAAAGGTAAATGGCAATATAGAGTTTTTATAGAAGGAAAAAGATTTAGGATACAAGCAATTAATTCCAGAGAAGAAGCTTTGAAAATAAAAAATTTAACATTAGACAATATCGATAAATTTGAAAACGCAGATCAATTTAGAAAATTAATAAGAGAACTAATTTAGATGAAGATGGCAACAGAAGAAAATAGAAAGAAAGTTTTAGATAGGTTAGAACAAATAAAAACTGTAGATGCCTTTGTATATGCAGTGAATTTCAAAGGTAAGCGGTTAAAGATGGGTTCTGGAAAATCTTCTTGGGCTTCAATAGGTGCTGCTAAAAATGCCCTTAGAATTCAAATACCTTCTATTAGTGGTGGTAAACATTTAGAAGTTTTAAAAGAACTAGAAGCAGAAGGAATAATTGAATATATTAAATTGTAAATATGACAGATGAAGAGATTAAATTTTTACTAAGTGAAGAAAACAATGAGGTATTAGAAGCTCACAAAGAAATTGTATCTTTACAAAAAGATAAATCCTCTTTACTTATTTTTGGGAAGCCGTGGTTAGATAAAAATCTTGTTGCGGGGATTAATAATAAGATCCTATTTTTTGGAAGTCGCCCAGGAGGAGGCAAAACTCATCATTGTAGTGAAACTATCAATGCTTTATTAAATAGAGAACTTAATCCCACCCCAACTAAAGTTTGCCGTTTCAATTTAGAAATGCCTACCAGAACGTTATTATTACAACAGATTTCCAGAACACTGAAGAAAACTCCACAAGAAGTGTTAGATCAGCCTTATTCAGAAGAAGAGAAGCCTATAATAAAAAAGATTGTAAGTGCTTTTATGGACGAAAGGATTAAAAATATATCTAAAACTTTAGTGGGGAATGACTTTAAGAAGTTTGTATTGGCCTTCATAAAAGAGATTGATGATGCTGATAATTTAATAAATGAGCCTAAATTACAAAGTCTGTTAACTGGAGATGGGGAAAAAGATAAGAAAATAAGAACGGATTTTGAGTATTTTAAAACTAAGAAAGTATGTTTAATTGATCATCTTCATATTTACAGGAGTAAGGAAGAGATTGACAATTTATTACTGATCTGTAATGAACTTAAAATGCAGGATAAGAATCTATCTTTTATTATATACTTTCAACTTCGAAGGGACATTGAAGATATGTGGCGCGATACAAAAGAAAAGAAGATTAATCCTAAAAACATGTTACCTAACTCCACTTACATTTATCAAACAGATGTTCTTCAACAAGTTGCGGATATAGTAGTGGGCATGGTTATACCGCAGATTTATGATTTAGAAGAGTTTGCCTCTGTTTATAAAGAACGTAATGAACATTTAAGTGAGCATTTTGCTTCGGATAACATAGACAATACAACAGTTCGTTTAAAGGGACGTAATAGGATTTATTATAATTTTATGAAAATACGTTTACTTAATTCATTCGATGATCCTCGATTGTTTTGCGATATTTTAAACCCAGAATATGAGAAAATAGCAGATAAGCTATATCAACAAAGTAAAACAACATTTTCAACAGAAATTCCATCATTCAATACTGTTGATTTCACTGTAGAGAAGCCGTTGCAACTAACTCCTAATTTTGATTTAGCTTCTGCTTTTGATGTTTCTGATACTAAGAAATCTAAAGATCCTTTCTAAACTTTTTTCGCGCGAAAAACAATTAAAACAAAACATTATGTACACACTAACAAACGAAGAACTAGAACAGTTTCTAATAGAAACAGATTCATTTTATGATTGTCCAGATGAAGATTCTAAACAAAGAATGAGGGATTCATATAGAAAGGTAGAAGCAGAAAGTAATCAGCAAATAACAGAAGCGGGCGGTTTTACAAAATGGTATGAGAGTGGGAGAGGAAGAGTATTACACTTTTAAATCATATATCTTATTATTACATTTTTTATTAAAGACAGAAAGCTTGCGGAGAGTTTTTCATTTTATCTCCAACACTTAAGAACTTTACACCACTAGAGTTATTTTCAGCTGTATGTTATTTATATTAAACAGAATAAGGAGAAATCTTTGTTCTGTTTTTTATTTTCTGTTGTTTTATTCTTTTTTCGCCGAAATTAAGAGCCGTTGTCTAAAAGTAAGGGATTTGCTAAAGAAGTCTTATTGTTGTATATTTGTAGCTCAGATTAGAAGTAACGCTTTTCTGAACTCTCACATAAGACACGACATAAGATTTTTTCGTAGGAAATCAAGATTATAATATTAAGGAATTACTCCTGTATAAGCTGAACTTGAAATGATAACTACGAATTGTCATCTTGAGTTCTTTTTTATTACAGGAGTTTTTTGTTACAGTAGATGGCATAGAAGTATGTCTCGCCCGCTAGGACACGGTATAGGAAACCAGTTATGTGGGCTCGAAGTTGGATTGGTAATTGCAGGATTGAAATAATATCTAAACATAGCGATGAGATTTTCTCCAATAGTCTACGGAAAGTGCTTTAACATAGTTGGATGGGGATTGTTAGACGTAACATTTTGAAAAGGGTAGTTACGCAATCTTTTAGGTGAACGAGGAATTAATACAGCCTCAACGTACGGCATTCAATGAAAGTAAAAGTTAAAATCGCAACCAAGTGATTGGATTGTCAGGAGATGTAAAAATCTTCAAAGGGGTTTCCTATGCCCCAGAATTACTTAATCAATCTACATTATTCTTTACTTCTTGTGCTTTACTTTTCTTGGCGGAATAATTAAAATAACTGTTTTTGACACTCTTTGTCTACAGAGTTTCCGCCACTATAATCAATAGCACATATTTATTTAACAGTTTTGCCAATCTTCGCGCGTAAAAGAGTTAAGAACAGTTGAAAAAAAGAAACGGAAGTTAATATAAAGTCACTGTTAGAAGCCCTAATTATACCCAATTTAAAAATAATCAACAAAAAGCTTGTAGGAATCAAAAGTAATACTTAGATTTGCTGAAATAAAACTAATAAATGGAAACAATAGAAGAAAAACAAAAGTGGACTTTAGATCAAAAGATATTTCATTTCTTTGAAACACTTGATTTATTTTATCATAAAATGGAAGGTAAAGTTTACATAGGTTTTTCTGGCGGAAAAGATAGTACAGTAATGCACACACTTTGCGATAAGTGGACTGATATGATGGGCTATCCTAGAATACAGTTAGTTTTCAATAATACAACTAATGAGTATGCAGATATATTAACATTTGTAAAAGGATATGGAGATAGAGTTACTTGGTTAAGACCTAAAATGACTTTTGCACAATCATTAGAAGTTAATGGGTTTCCTTTAGTAAGTAAAGAACAAGCACAAAGAATTAGCGAAGCGAAACACACTAAAAGTGATAAACTTAGAAATATTAGAATTTTCGGCACAAAAAGAACTTCAAAAGAAACTAAAAGAGAGTATGTATCAGGTAAGATATCTGAAAAGTGGATGTACTTAGTTTATGAAGATGTGGAAATAACTTCTAAGTGTTGTGATATTTTAAAGAAAGCTCCAGTTAAAAAATTCGAAAAAGAGACAGGATTAAGCCCTATTATTGGAGTAATGGCTTCTGAATCATCATTGAGAAAACAGCAATATAATAAAACAGGAACTTGTAATGTATATGGAGTACGTAATATGTGCAAACCATTATCAATATTTACAGAAGAAGATATTTGGGCTATTATAGATAAATTTAACATTGAAATTTGTCCAATCTATTACGATATGGTTATTGACGGTGAGATAGTTAAAGGAGAAGAAAGAACTGGATGTGCTTATTGTGCGTTTGGAATACAATATGAAGATCCTGAAAATAATAAATTCCACAGGCTGGCCAAAAGAGAACCGAAACGGTTTTTATCTTTTATGGATAAATTAGGTTTCAGAAGAGCGTTATCATTTTTAAATATTAAATTACCAGAATAATGAAAGTAGCTTCATTAATAACAACATATAATAAATGTCGAAAAAGTGACAAAGCAACTAAATTTGAAAAAGACTTTATAAGTAGTTTAGTGAAGAATGCTCCTAAATACTGCTCTCCAAGACTTATACCTAATGATATTTTTCATTCAGCTAATAGAGATAATAAATTGAAATTCTCTGAGAAACAAATGGACGTTTACAATCAAATAAAAGAGAAGTATAATCCAGACAGTACTGGTGAAGACTTATATCATAAATACTCAAAAATATTTAGAGATAAAGGTATAGATTTAGATAGTTTTGATACACGACACTTGGAAACATTTAAAGGTATTATGAAAGAGTCAGAGAACTTTTTAAAGTGGGTTGCAAGTATATTAAAAGAGTAAATTTCCGCGAAAAACAAATAAAAACAGTTTTTTCTTGCACAGTAAATAAATACATTGTAGATTTGTAGAAACAAAAAAGCAAAACATTATGTGGATAAAAGATTTAGAAAAATACGATGAGAATTTAACTTTAGCTGAATTCAAACAAGTTATAAAGCACAAAGAAGAAGCTATTAAAAATAAGGAGGAAGAAACCTTTAGCAGTATTAAGAATGAATTTAAAAATATTTGTTTGAAGAGATTTTATAAATGTCCAATTTATGGAAAAACTTTAGAAGTGTATCACATTGAAGAATTGACACATAAAGAAAGAACTGATCAATGGAGCTTAATATATACAGTAGTTGGCACTAAACTCTCTTTTTCCCGCCGAGATGTCAACTATCGTTCATTAATAAATGAAAAGTTTTCAGAAAAAGATTTGAGAGCAATGGAAGTCATATGTGAATTAGAACATAAATCATATATGAGTAAATACGATAAGATTTCAAAACAGCTAGAAAAATTAATAAGCTAAAAATAAATATTATGAGTTGGATATACACAAAAGATAAATTACCTTATGCATATATGACAGGTAATTTTGACGGAAAGAAAAGTGATGAAGTCTTAGCAGAAGATATAAATGGAAAAAGATATATTGCAGTTGTTTATAGCGGATTTATAGACGGTTCCGAGTTTAATGACTGGTACAACAATAACGATTATGATATAAATACAGAAATTATCAGATGGATGGAAATACCTTATTAATTATAAAAGCAAAATAATATGAAAGCAGAAGATTTTTTACAAGATAGTATTTCAATAAGTCATTTTTATAATGATAAGTATGATAAAATGTGTTGTTATAGTGACGAAGTTGTAAAAGCTATGGAAGAGTATGCAAATTACAAGATAGATAAAATATTTAATGAATCTATTAATGTTAAACACTTTCAAGATCTACATAGGTTCATAAATCTTAGTGATTATAAAGACGAGATTTTACAAAGTATTAAAAATAAATAGATATGAAAACAGCAGTAAAACAAATATTAGACAACAGAGATAAGAATTTCGATGCAAATAAATTTATAAAATGGCTGGACGAAAATAGACAGAATCTATTACATTTGGAAAAACAAAACATAATTGATACAGCTATAGAATTCGGGATGCACGGAAAAGAAACAATGCAAGAAAGAGGAGAAGAATATTATAATTTAGTTTTCCAGAATATAAAATAAAATAACACACTATGAAAGCAGAAGATATTCTAAGAGAAGTATTTAATAAAAACAAATTTGCTGATTTTCCTTATAATGATACATATGTTGCAACTATAGAATCTATGGAAAAGTATGGCGAAGAAGTACTTAAAATTGCGGCGGAAAAAGCTAAATTAACAACCTATCAAAAAGGAAATCATATGGATTTTTCTAGGAAAATGGTAGACAAAGAGAGTATATTAAACTGTTTAAAATAAATTTATGAAAAAGATTGTAAGTAAATTAGTAGAATGTGGTTATTCATTTGAATATGAAAATCGTAATAGTAGTGGAGAGAAAGTTACAGTGTATGATAATGGACTAGTTATAACTAATTACCAAGGCCATGTTACTTTTAACTATGAAGGAGAAATGGAAGGCTCTGATGAAAGTGAGGCTGTTTACGATTATTATTGCGCGAAAATAGAAAAAATAATGATTGATGAGACTTCAAGTTTTAATTAAGTCCAGGAAAATTAAGAAAAAGAATAACCATGAAACTAGAAAATAATGAAGTTATAGTAAAGGACTTTAAAGTAATAGAAGAGTGTCTAGGCACAAAGAAAACTAATACACGGTTAATGCTAACATTTACTAAAGATCAAAAAGAGTTTGAATTTGTAGATGTATTTTTAACTACAGAACAAGCTATCACACTAAAAAACGATTTAGAATATTATTTACATGGAGAATATTAGTAAATTAGCGCGCGAAAAAGGATTTAAAGCAAAAACAGTTTCTACTTCCGTAACACTAAAATACCATTTAGGAGAAGGAAAGAACTTACTAATAAACGATACTTGTGATTATCTATTACTTTGTGAGATTCAGAAGTGGATAAGAGACGAGTTTGAAATTTATATTCAAGTTTTCTATCATAAAAGTGGTAAATTCGAGGTAATGATAGTTAATTCTTCTGATAATGTGATAAGTACAGAGTTATTTGGAGAAATGTTTATCAGTTATGAAGAAGCTTTAATGTCGGGAATAAAACAAATACTAAAAGAGAAGTAAAATGAACATAGAAATAAAAGCAAATTATTCACGTAAAGATATAATTTACACGGCAGAAAACATAAAAGTAGAAGAGAATATTTCAGAGGGGATATATGAGAAAGATGAAAATGGTAAAACAGATTTCAAAAGATTGAAGTTAGAAGATATTACCGATGAAGTAATTGAACAGTTTACGCAATTAATAGAAGAATTATTATACTACAGAAAAAGAGATTTCGATACAAGTGAATTAATATATCAAGCTTTTAATAAATTACCGCAAGAAAAAGTTAAAGCAGTCTTAGAACAGTTAAATAAAGATTATGGAGAAGATATATAAAATTTATGAGTTAATTGAAACCTCTTTAGAATCTAAAACGGAATTATTGGCTTATGACAGACTTTATTATAGATCTTATTTATTAAGAACTACAGATCACTCTGATTGGGATAAGTCAGATAAATTACAAAATGGGTTTCATACTTTAGAAGACGCTGAATTATTTATCAAAGAAAATATAGAAGACTACGATAAATGGACTATAATTACAGAATATGCAAAATAACACCTTCTTACAAGACTCCAAAGAACACGAAGCTAACTTTAATATAAACAAAAATATTTATTGCAATGAACTACGAACTACAAGATAGATATCCAGGATGTCCAGATTATTTCAAAAAAGGAACAGTTTTAATTAGGTACTCCCCTATTTTTGGATTTAGTTATTATTCCGATATTTATGATAATTTTAGAATCGCCGCGAAAATAGTAGAAAACGAGCCACTTTGGTTTAAAAATATTGAATAAATGGCGAGATACAAAGTAACAACAGAACTAAAAACACCTCTTTGGAAGAAAGTACTTAGATGGATTAAATTAATTCCTGCTTTACCTACATTCACACTTATCTTAAATGATGATTTTGATGGTTTCGAAAAAGGTAGTATTTTATTTGGCGAGCAAGGAAAAGTAAAAATAATTGAAATATTAAAATAAAATGGAAAACAAAATACTAGAATTCGTAAGAGAGTTTAACGCAGGATTAGAAAACAGTAATGAGTATAACAGTCTTCAATACCAAAATGATGGATATCAAGAAGGAATATTATTACCAAATATTTATGCTTGGAGTAGTGATGAGGGAGAAGAGCATTTTAGACAAAAAGCTTTGAGTAGTTTAGTTCGTCAGCTAGATTTATTACAGAATGTTGCAAAAGAACTGTTAGAAGTTGAGATTACTGAGTTTTTCGCGGAAAAGAAAAAACTAATAAAAGAGAAATTTCCACAAGCAAATCTAAAATATTTTAAAGAAGCTACATTAGAATACAGTATATTAATATCTGGACTATACAATGTAGAATTAATAGAACAATTCGGTGAAACTGTAGAAGAAGATTTTCAATACCTTTTTGAAGGTTTAAAAATTTCAGACATATCTTATATTTAGTTTATGAAAGAATGGTGGCAAACAGTAAATAAAGAAGACTTATATTTATGCAAACTTTACAGCAATTTATTTGGCACTCATGAAAAAAGGATTGCACAATTGTATATAATTAGGAAAGGATTTAATTTTGAAAAGAAATTATGAAAAAATTTATAAAGAAATTGGTACTTGCTGTAGGTTATTTAGGGTTATGTTGCTTAAGTATATCAGTCCAGGTGGGGGAAGTGGGGCTTATATTTCTCGGAATAATAGGTGCAGGAGTACTATCAATAATAATTGAATCATGAAAGAACAACATATATCCTACGAAACAGCAAAACTATGTAAAGAATTAGGTATAGATTTACCTCACACTCATTATTATATTTATCCCTTTAGACCAGCATTTAAAGCCGATGGACAATTAAAGAAAAATGCAGTTCCTGACGATTACCATGACACAATGCTTCAGGTAGTAAGAACGAGGAAAAATCAACCTCAAATTGCTCCTGCTTATACTAAAGCTTTTTTACAGCAGTATTTAAGAGAATTACCTACACCTATAATAATCACACCAACAACTGACTTTGTAGTGTGGGAAGTAGAAATATTACATCCAGATAAAGGCATATCTGGTATCAGTAAGAATAAAGAGGAAAAGTGGATTGATTCTTATGAAGAGGCACTTGAAATTGGTTTGTATGAAGGTTTAAATATGGTAAAATTAGCGAAATAAAAGATGAGAGAAAAACTAATAAGTATAGAAACAGCAAAAATATTACATGATTTAAATATATCAGGATTTGATGAAGCCACAACCGTATATGTAATGTGGAGTAAAGATTGTGATTATAAAACTAAGATTCCCTTTGAACCAAAAGTATTTTTAAATGGAAATTATTATGAGGATTTTGAATATAATTTAGAGGAGTTTAAAGAAGTATTTAAAGAGGGTAAAAAATACTTAGAAATACAATTTCCAACTCAAAGTTTATTGAAAAAATGGCTGAGAGAAGTACATAATATTGATGTAGATGTTTTTAGAGATTCAGAAGTCCATTTTAAAGACGAGACTAAGTGGATAGTTAAAGTTTCAAACTGGAATGATATAAAAATATTTAAAAGTCCTATAGCGGATATAAAGCATCCTAGTAATTGGCATGGAATAGATTTCAAATCTTATGAAGAAGCTTTTGAGAAAGGATTGTTTAATGCGTTGAAATTAGTAAAATCCGCGAAAGAAAAAAACTAAAACAACAGTTTAATGAAAACATACATAATAACAGAAGAAGACATAATAAGACTAATTGAAAGCTTTAATGCTGACAGTCATAAATATTGGTATGAAGACAAAGTTGATAAGTGGGAAGAAAGTTTAAAAGCCGTTAGTGATACTAGAATAGTTGAAGGAATTTTTGAAGTAACCATTGGTGATTTTAGTGTTAAACGTAATCCAGATGAAACAGAAGAACAGTTTAAAATTAGACTTCAAAAAGAATTGGATAATAATGGATTACCTAAATCGGCGAAAAACAGTTAAAAACAGAAAATTATGAAAGTCAAAAAACTAAAATACAATTGGAGACAAGTAGGTTCAACATCAGACAGAGACGGAGCAGGAGAAGACTATGATGTATTTGAAGTAGGAAAGAATGGCGTTATAGAAATACAAGAATGGTTGCCAGGGGGTAATATTCCGATGTGTTACACAGCTATTTTAGAAGATAAACAAATTAGAGTATTCAATCCAAATATAGTGGAGTATGAAAGATAACGAATACATATTATGTGCAGCCGTTTGGTATAAAGAATTTCCGCATATAAAAAATAAAGAAGTGCCGTTAAACAGATATCTACCAAAAAACTGTGAATCAGGATTAGTATTTACGGGTTTAAGACATGGACAATGCATCTATACAAAAAGTGCGGTTACAGGACTTAGAGATGCTGAAGCTGGAGAAAGTATTCAAGGATTCTTAACTAACTTAAATCGATTTGTAGACAGACAAGAAGCTTGGGATATAGCAGAAAAAGCTAATCAGATTATTATGGTGAGTGGTGGTAAAGGAACTTTGTATAGTGAGGATTTGTATTAAACATAAAATTATGAGAACACCAGAAGAAGTTAGTAAAGACATTGAAAAACTTGAGAAAGAGCTAGAAGACTCTAAAAACTATCATCAATGGACAAAACTAACAGATGATAGTACTAGAGAGAAAATGATTGGTTTCTTTAATATAGGAAATGCAGAACTCATTTTATTCCATTTAGATAACGGTAAGCTTTTACAATACCGTCACGCTTGCTATGGAAATGTAGAAGTGAGAATGAACCCGCAAAGAAATAGAATTTTAGTTTCGGAAAATAAAGATATTAATGAGACAAATATTTTAACTTTTGTTATGTGGGCTACTGGAGAATGGTTTGTGAAACGGGCGGAAAAAGAATAGTAAAAAATGAAAGAATTAGAAAACAGTTTAATAAACTTCTTAACATCATTAGGAGCTAAAGCAACTGTAAAGCCGAAGAGAATAGTAAGACAACCTTCTGAGATGGAGTTAATGATTGATCTTAAAAGTAATGAACTAATCATTGATGAATATTTACAAGGATTTTCTACAGAAGAAATTTCTCTAAAGAATGGTATTTCATTTAAAAATGTGGATAAAATTATCGATTGTTATAATTATTTGTATAATTAATGTGGATTTCGCGGGGAAAAAGAATAAACAAAGAACGAAAGTTCAAGACAGAAAAATTAGATTATGGAAGAAGAGTTAAAGTCTCAAATACAATGGATGGAAGAGGATCTAAGACAGCTTAAAGCACAACTGCCTAAACCAAAACTATACAGACACTACAAAAATAAAAAATATTACATAATCAAAGGAAGCTGTATGATACAAATAAATGATGAGTGGGTAGATGCTATTTTATATTGTTGGGAAGGCGGAGAGAAGTTGTTTGCAAGAGAAGAAACTGAGTTTTTTGAAAAATTTAAATTGGAGGAATAAGAATGTTAGATTTAAATGGTAGTTATTTTAATAGTTGGTTAGTTTTAGAAGAAGTTGAAAGGGATAAACATAACAAGAGAGTATGGAAATGTTTGTGTGAATGTGGGAAGACTAAAAATATCACCCAAGATAATTTAACCACTAACAAATCTAAAAGTTGCAGAGATTGTAGTTTAACTTTAAGAAAATCTAGACCTAAAAAAGAAGATCACCGACTATATTCTATTTGGAAAAATATGAAATCTAGATGCAGTAATCCTAATAGAGCCTGTTATAGTAGCTATGGAGGACGAGGTATCAGAGTATGCGAAAGATGGGAAAATTTTGATTTATTTGTAGAAGACATGTATAATTCATTTCAAGAAGGATTGTCATTAGATAGAGAAAATGTTAATGGTAACTATTGTTTTGAAAATTGCAGATGGGCAAATACAGAAGAGCAAGCGAATAATAAAAGAGATTCATTAAAACTACTATTTGAGGGAGAGTATTATACTGAGGCACAATTAGCAAGAAAAACGGGAGTGAGTAGAACTACTATACAACAAAGAAGAAATAGTGGATATTCTATAGAAGAGATGGTGTATGGTAAAGAGGGTGTAGGTAAATTTGAACTTGAATATAAGGGAAATGTATACAATGGAAAAGAATTAGCTAATCTAATTAAGGTTGATGCAAATGCATTTAGATACAGAATACGAAAAGGAATGTCTATAGAGGAAATAATTGAAGAATATAAATTATGAAATATAAATTATGAAATATAACCTAGATAATGTATACGTAACCGATATAGAAACTACGGGACTTTTAGATGTAATTAAATCTAAGGAGGATCTTCACGTATTATCTGTAGCTTGGAAAGTTGAGGAAGAATGGAAAATAAAATCAACAAATAAAGAGGAAGATATAAAAAAACTGTTTGAAAATCCTGATAATACTATTGTAGGACATTTTTTTCTGGGATATGATTTGCCAGCTCTTAAGATTATGTTTCCAGAAATTAATTTCCAAGCTAAAATAATTGATTCTCTATCGTTAAGTCATTACCTATACAATGATAGATTAAAACACGGTCTTGAAGAATGGGGTATCGAGATGGGGTATGAAAAAGTAAAAATATCTCCAGAAGAGTGGGCAAATCTATCTTATGATAAAGCTGTTGAACGTTGTGAACGAGATTGTTTAATAAACGCCTTATTATGGGATAAACAGTTGGCTTTATTAAGACAATTATACGAAACTGATGATGAAATTCATTCTCCAATATCAAGAGCTAATTTTAAAATAGAATTACAACATATTCAAGAAAATAATAAGATAAAACTAGATGTAGAGCTATGTAAAAAAAACTTAGCTTATCTTGAAAAAATTATATCTGAAAAAGAGACTGAACTCAACTCTATCTTACCAAAGATTCCTATAGTATCAACAAGAAATAAACCAAAAGTACTCTATAAAAAAACAGGAGATTTAAGTGAAAGTGGAAAGAAGTGGTTTGAAATGGTTAAAGCTTGCAATTTACCAGAAGATTATGATGGTCAAATAAATGTTACTACAGGATACACTGAACCTAATTGTCAGAGCACTAAACAAATGAAAGATTACTTACTATCACTTGGATGGGAGCCAAAATTATTTAAAGATGGAGCAAATGGAAAAGTTCCTCAATTAAGAGATGATGAGAAAAATTTGTGTAAAAGTATACAAAAACTAATAGAAAAAAATCCTGAATTACAATCACTTGATGGATTAAGCGTTGCACAACATAGAGCAGGCTATTTAAAGGCATTTTTAAGCACTATGACAGAAGATGGTTATGTTACAGCATCTTGGTCTGGAATGGCAAAAACATGGCGCGTAAAACATATAAAACCAATTGTTAACTTACCTTCAAATAATTCACAATATGGAGAGTTAGTTAGAAAGTGTCTAATTGCTCCAGAAAAGAAATTATTAGTAAACGCAGATTTATCAAGCCTTGAAGATAAGACTAAGCAATGTTCCATTTATCCTTATGATAAAGAGTATGTTGAAACACTAAATACTCCTGGATATGATGCCCATTTGAAAATTGCACTTTTAGGAAATTTTATGTCAGAAGATGAGATAGATTTTTATAAAATCTATAGTAAGTGGTCAAAAAAAGAGGAAAAAAATACAGAAGAATTATATAAAGAAATTCCAGAAAGTTTTAAAATTTACAATATTACAGAACTATATGAACAGTTTAATAGATTATCTAAAGTTCGCCACACATGTAAGACCACTAACTACAGTGCCACATATTCAGCATCTCCTAAGAAAATTGCAGAAACAGCAGGGGTAGCTTTAAAAGTTGGGCAAGCTTTACATAAAACTTATTGGGATCTTAACTGGAGTGTTAAAAAGTATACTGATAATTTAACTGTTAAAACTGTAGAAGGTAAGAATTGGATCTACAACCCTTTCACAAAGTTATGGCTACTACTAACTGCGGATCATATTAAATTTTCAGCATGTAATCAGAATTTCGGGTCTTGTGTGTTTGATACTTTTTTATGGTATTTAATTCAAGCAGGTGTGAAGCCAATAATGACGGTACATGACGAGGCCTCCTGGTATATTAATGAGGGAGAGGAGGAGAAAACTAGAAAGATTATTCAAGAAAGTATGGATAAAGTTAATAGGGCATTTAATCAACCAATTCAATTTGAATCTTCGCCAGAGTTTGCAAAATCTTATGGAGACGTACATTAAAATTTCAAATATCTGTATGTTTCCTTGCACAGTAAATTAATATCATTTATATTTGCATTAAAATTAACTGTTTTTTCACTCTTTTTGCGGCGAAAAACTAAAAAATAACATAAAAATGAAAGAATTAGAAAACAAAATTAGAGAAGTTTTACCAAGATTACAAGAAGTGAAAAGAGGCCAAAGATTCCTGTCCCCTTATTATGGTATTATCACTGCAACAAATATCACAGATCACGGAAACAATAAATACTCTGTGTACGGTTTTGACGAAGATCAAGGGCTTCCTAGAGATAATTATTATCCAAAAGACTTAGAATTATTAGGTTTTGAGATTAAATTAAATGATGTTTTAGAGTTCTTAAATATATTTTTTATTACAGATCAAAGTGCTTCCAATGTAGTTAAATTATTTAATGGTTCAGAAAAAGCCAAAATCAAGAAGACCCTGATTGATAACTGGGATTTATCTTCTATTCTACTTAGAGATCAAAGTAATAGTATTAAAGACTTATTAAATAGTTTCTAGATCATGAAAGAAAAAATAGAACAAAGATTAGCTGGCTACAAAGAGGAAAAAGAAGCTTGGATAACTAAACAAAAACAATATCGTTGGTCAGCTAAAGAAAAAGAGGAGGGCTCTACTACTTATGGGTATTATCAGGAACAGGAAGTTATTTATACTAATAAGATAGTGGAGTTGGAGTGGGTTTTAGAACTCTTTTTAAATTCTTTTTCCGCGAAACCTCAATTTAATGCGCCAAATAAGGACGGAGTATATAAAAGAAATGATTCATTTGATATGTAAATTATGAAAGAGCTAATTGAAAATTGGTGTAAGAGAAATCACCTTAGAAATTTAAAATTTACAGATAACGAAAAATTTGCAATTGTAGATGGAGACTCTACAAATTTATTAATTTTAATAAAAGACAAAGACTGGCAAAAACCTAATGAAGAGGATGAAAATCTTATTTATAGAAAAGCTTACAGAACTGGTAAAAGGCAAATATGGTATGTTGAATTAAAGGATGGAGAATTAGAGTGGTCATTATTTTAAAATAAAAGATATGAAAGTAGATAGTATTATTTCGAATTGGTTGAAGAAAAATAGAGAGTTAAAAAAGAAATGTTTACATGATACTTGTAGATCTTGTAATGGAAAAGGTATAAAAGAAAACGGGTCAGAGTGTTTTCATTTTATTAGTTGCCCTTGTAGCAAATGTTCACCAAGTTATTTTTAAATTATGAAATACGTTGAAAGTTATTGGGTAGAAGAATTACCAAACAGAGTTATTCATTTATTAATCAACTGCACGCAAAGAGAAATATATTTTCATGCTTTTAGGGATAATGAGTTTTTAATTGCGGGGACTAAGAAAGAATATGATAAATGGACATCTGAATTTATACTTAAAACAGAAAAGTTTCTACCTAATAATAAAGACGTTATTTATATCATGAGTAGTATGAAGGAAAAAGACCAGCTGAGTTTTTTCTGGATACCTTTTGAACGTGGGAAATTTAAAAATAGAAAAATTTTAATTAGTAGTAAATAATAAAAATTATGTGGGCAAATATATCCGTTTTTAACTATAACAGTTTTGTAGGCTCTTTTTACGAGCACAGAGATTACCTTCTAACAAAACAAGACATTGTAAAAGCTATAAATAAAGAGTATGGAGAAGGTAATTGGAACCGTTGGTCTTTAGAATATTAATTAAAACTATAAATAGATAATGGGAATGTTTGATAGTATAATGCTAAACACGGAATGCCCTTATTGTGGTAAGGAAACTATAAGAGAGTGCCAAACTAAAAATTTAGACTGTATTTTAAAAATATACAATGAAGGAGATATAGTTAAAACTGATGAAAAATGGCTTTTTGCTATAACCGACTGTGATAATTGTAAGGAACGGAAAGATGTAAGCGGGTACTTTGATTTAAAAATCCGTGTAAAAAATAATAAAATCACTGGTAAATATAAAATACTATGAAAGCGCTAGACATCTTTTTTCTTACACACGGATTTAACCAAGAGGACTATGTAATTTCTAATTATGATAACACTTGTATTCGTAATAAAGACTTATTCAAAGCTGGATACGAAGCTAAAAATGAATTGATTCAGAAACGTATTGACGAGATAACAGCAGAAATAAAAGAGTTATCAGATGGATCTATGAAGACAAGTTTTAAACTTAATTCTCTCCGCGCCGTGAAAAAAGAATTAAAAAGTTTGTTAGTCTCAGAATAAATACGTAAGTTTACAAAAAATAAATAATTATGAAACTATATTTTAGAAATGAAGATTCAACCAATGTAGAAACTATAGAAGATATTCTACATGATGCAAAACTTGATGATTTGACAGAAGTAACTGTTTTAGAAGCGGATTTGGATAATGATGCATCAGAATACATTTGGTGTCAATTATATGATTGTGTAGAAAGATCTAATTGCAAAAAATCTTTATGCCCTTCCTATGAATCTAAATCGGGACGCGGAAAATGCAAAAACAAAGGCAATTTATATTTTCATGGAAATGAAGTAACGTTTAAAGTACAATAATTATGGCTTTAGGAACACAATTCTCACCAATACTAGAAGAAATAGCAGATGCTCTTTTAGAAAATTACGAAACTAAACCTGAGTTCACTTTAGAAGGATTCAAGGCTGCACTATATATCTTTCAATCTGCTTTGATGGATAAAATGTATACTCTTCAAACAAATGAAGACATTCCAAATGAAATTAAAATGGATATGGCTTTGAAGTTAGGAGGAGATTTAAGAGAATTGATTAAGACATATTGTAATATTGATACTCATGAACTATACAGTTAATTGGATATTGTTTGCTTTGTTTTTAGTTCTTTTCGCCGAAAATCGATTAAGACCCAGGCTATTCAAAACTATATATGGTGATTGGATAATCTGGTTTACTTGGCGCGGTAAAAGAAAATTTTATATAATTTTTAAAGCTTAATATTTATGGAAAAAATAGAACTTGGAATTGACTACCTTGAACCTTTACAATTCATTGATCAAACACATGAAGTAACTTTAGATAACAGTTATGATGTTATTTTTAATATTACGGCTGAAGTTATTGTATCAGATAATATTGGCGCAACTTTCTATGATGAAACTCAGAAGTCAATTGAAATATTAAATTTGGAAATTGAGATTTTAGAGGTGTATTTAGGTGAAGACTTGATTACGTTAGATGATTCGGCGGAAAAAGAATTAAAAACAGAACTTTTAAAATGGATAGAATAGTAGCTTACAACGCAATTAAAACACCAGATGGAACAGTTCTTATTTCTAGATACAGACATGATTATGTAACTCATGTAGATTCGATAACTAAAGAAACCTATCTAACAGATGGAGGTACAGGAGGATATGTCAGAAGAAGTGTAAATGTTATTCCAGCTGAAGATTTATCAGTTTATACAGATGACGACTTTGAATTAGTAAGAACTGTTGCTGTTAGAGGGTCGAGAGGTATAAATAGTGATCAGCCTTTACACTGGATTAAGATTTGTGATATGACAGACGATCATTTAAAAGCTGTTTTAGAGTATGGAGCAGAGAAATGGCACTTAGATGTAATTAAAAAAGAAATTGAATTTCGCCAGAAAAATAAGCCATCTTTACACCAATACTTAATATCTGTTGGAAGAAGCTTAAACAACTACAGTTATGATCCTATAAAAGTCTTGAATAATGTCCACTATTTTGCCGACTGCTATAATAAGAGTATTAAAGTAAAGGATGCACTTGATAATTTTAGTAAATTATGAGAAATTATTGTAAGAATTGTAAAAATATGGTAGTAATGCATGCTTTTTCTTTTGGAAATTGTTATAGTTGTCGCGAAGAAATAAGTACACCTCACATTCCAGTTGAAAGGCTATGTTTGAAATGTTCAGAAGAAACAGGATTATGCCAAAGTTGCGGAAATAAAATAGAAACAGATGAGAAAACGACTTAAAGCAGAAGAGGTATTCTACAATAATTTAGTTACTCTTATAAAGAATACTTTAATCAACGATCCTAATTTCATAAACACTATTCAAAAACAAAGTTATTATGAGAAAAATGGTATGTTACATTATGGCCTATTTAAAGAGAAAGCTAAATACATTTTAGAAGAAATAGAAAATATGAAACACTTAATTTTATGGGAGGGAGATAATGAGTGATTTTTCAATAGATAATATAGTTTTCCCCTGGTACGAAGCTGACATAAAAAAAATAAAACCTAAAGGAGACATAACACTCAGACAATTTATAAACTCAGTTATTAAACCTAAAGAGTCTCTAAAGGAAACATTTAATAAAATTGAAGAAGCTTCTTTAGCGGGGAATAAAGAATTAAAAGCAGAATTAAAAAAAGGGTTATTTGCAGTTACTCCATGTGTGAAAGTAAAAGGTGTCCGTAATTATGAGTCTATTATTTCTTACAATGAAATACTTGTTATAGAATACGATGGTATTGAAAATGCAGAAATATTAAGAGACTATATTTTTGATAAATTTGATAGTTGTATTTTTGCTTTTGTTTCGCCGAGTAAAGGAGGTTGTAAATTCATTTTTAGAATCCCTAAAGTAAATAACACACCAGCTTTTAAAGAACTGTTCTTTGGCCTTGCATACGAATTAGATAAATTTAAAAATCTTGACTTGTCGGGAGCTAACTGTGTACTGCCTCTTTTTGTCAGTTGGGATGAAAATGCTCGAATTAGGGAAACACCTACTGTTTGGACTAAACGAGGTTACAAAGAAGGTAGTTTTACCCCATTTGAAGGAGAATTTGAAGTATCAGAAGACGTAAGTGATGAAGACAAACAACGTTGTTTTGATATGGTGAGAAGAATGATTAATAAGATTGAAGAAAATGGTCATCCGCAGGTTAGAAGTTCGGCAATAGTCGGGGGTGGAGTTACAGCTTACTATGGGCTTGATCAAGATGAAATGTGGGGCTTAATTGAAGATAGGATTAGCGAGAATGCCTATTTAAGTAAAGATGTTAAAAATTATCTCACCACTGCTAAAACATTATATAATAAAGGCCTTTTAAATCCTGTAGCACTTCCAGAAAATGACAAATACGCAAAAACTAATTAGCTTACTACAACCTAAAGATTACATTTCAAAGATTAAGCTTTATTGTAGAGATTGTACAGAACCTCTAATAAGAAAAGTTGAAGAGCAAATTCCGCGGGAAAAGAAAATTGAAGTAAAAGATTATGATAAAACTACTAAATAACAAAACGATTAAATTTTATTTATCAGTAATGCTAAGTGTATTAAAACTATTAGGTTTAAATGTATTACTGTTCCTATTTTTAAGTTTTTTTGGCGCATTTTCCACTAAACCTTATATAGAATTTGTAAAACAGTATTGGGTAAATGAAATTCAACTCCTATATTTCTGGATGAGTTTTGCGTTTAGTTTATTAGTGAATTATGCTTATTTAAAATCAGAAAATAATTAATATGAAAGAAAAAGTCTTAACATATCTATTTAATCAAGAAGTTGGGAAAACCCCCACCGAAATAGGAATTGCTTTAGGAAAAGACTACAATCAAGCGTCTTCATCTGTAAGTAAGGCTCTTAAACAATTAATAGAAGAAAATTGGGTGGAGAGGTATAAAATAGAAGGTAAAGTGCTATATAAATATAGAATTTTATGACAAACGAAGAATTATACGCCACTTACATGTTAGGATTTACAGATGAATTAGGTGGAAAGGAGGATATTAAATTTTATTTAGGTGATCATCCATTAAAATCTCCAGCTTATAAATTAGGCCGTTTAGATGCATTTTACGGCGATGATAATCCAAATTTAGATTACAGAAGTAACGAAGAAATAATTAAAATTATACGGTCATGATAGCAATAGTAACACCTTATTTTAGAGATTTTTATCAGTTTATTAAATATGAACCATTTGATGGGAGTTATTTTGAAGTTAAATGGATTGATCAGTTTAAAACTGTTTTGGGCCAAGATTGTGGTGGATATATTTTATACTATAAATATTGGGAAATAAAAGAAATCAATGATATAGTTGATTATTTAGAAAGTCATGGCGCTAAAAGAATAGAGTTATGAAAAGTGATTCACTAATTAAATTAGGTATTTTTCAAAAGCGACTAAAGAAAATAGGAATAGACATTGAATTGGGAGCCAATTGGCCGTGGGTTTATGCTACTAGGATTCAAGGAAAGCCAGTTACTGAGAAATACTTAGCCGATTGGGGTTTTACCATAGCATTTCATAATGCGCGCGGAGAAACAAATTTTACAAATACAAAAGAGATTTTTAAATTAATAAGGAAATATGACAACAGATAAATTCGAAGAAGATCAAGCAAATATGCGTGACGGAACTTTAGTAAAATTAGTTGAAGACAAATTAAGACTTCTCTGTAAAACAGGCGGAAAAAGTTTAACAATGACAGTTCCTCCAAGAATAGACGATTTTGATATGTTAGTGTGTGAATTAATAAGAAGATATAAACAAGCGTTATGAGTAAAAATAAAGACAAACTTATATTTCCATTTATAATGGTATCTATAATAGCTGTAATGTATTGTATAGCTTTTCATGAAATGCGAGATGAAAGAAATAAGCTAAGAGAGGAATTAAAAGCTTGGAAAGATGCTTTAGAATTGGCGGAAAATAAATAAAAATGGATAATTTAGAAATGGAAAATATGGAAAGTATTGCCTGCAATAATCTTAAATTCAGATTTGCACAAAAAATGTTAGATGAGAAACTAGATTTCTTACCCTTAAAAGAAAGTCTTGAATTGTATGATTCTTGCGAAAAATTAGAAACAACATTTTGGTGGGTCATGCATTCCGAAGAATTAACTGATAATGGAGGTGGACTTACTACAGAAGAATTATTTGCTGAGTATGATGAAATCTATGGTATTGAGAACAAAGATTATCTGAAAGTAGGTAAAGAATACGATGAATTTGATGAGTTTACTTTAGCTTTGTGCCCCGCACCTACATATATTGATCTAATTAAATAGTATGAAAAAAAGAAAATATACAAAAGAACAGTTTAATTTTGTCAAAGACTTAGTTGAAAAAGGACACGGTGTTTCACCAGCCACAAGATTAATGTGCGATCAATTCAATTTAGAATGTACAGAATCCACAACTAGAATTTTCCGCAAAAAAATGCAAGACAAAGGAGTTACAAATAATGTACAAACTGTTGAAGATACAGATGTATTTAAAGAAGCGCAGAAAAAAGAGCATGATAAAACTAAACAACGTTTTCTTATAACCTGGGCTCAAAGTGATACACCTGTACATAAAGGCTTTCTTAAAAATATAGAGAATTATGCGGAATATATTGATGCAGACATACTTGTAATAGCTGGCCGTTACCGTAATCCATCATCCCTATCATCTAGTAAAAGCTTAGAAGAAAAAGAAAAGAACATTAAAAATACTTGGGCTAAAGAAGTACTACCTTATTTGGACGCTAACCGTCATAATTTACATAAACATTTAGTGGTGTTATCAGACGTTAAAATTCAACCGACAGCTTCTACTCCATTATCTTCAATGAATGGTCTTACAGGGCTTGAAAGTTGCATTATAGGCCATCCTAGATCTCACTTAAAGTTTTTGCCAGTTTTAGAAGGTTATCCAAGCAAAGTTTTACTTACTACTGGAGCAATCACTGTTGAAAACTACACAGACACAAAAATTGGTAAACAAAGTGAGTTTAATCATCAAATTGGATGTGTAATTGTAGAACTAGATGGAGATATTTTTCATATTAGACAAATAATTGCTGATAAAAAGGGGGATTTCTATGATTTGAATTATAAAGTGGAACATGGTAATATCTATAATAATGATAAAATTGAAGTTGCTGTTTTAGGAGACATTCACTTGACATCAGAAGAAAAGAATAATGTAGATGTTTCATTTGAGATCCTAGAGAGATTTAAACCGAATCATGTTATTCTCCATGACATTGCAGACATGAGTTCCATTTCCCACCATGAAAAAAGAAACCCATTTCAATTACTAAGAAGAGAACAAGATGGTTCCAACTCATTAGAACGTGAATTGAAATATATAACTGATTGGTTTAAAAACAAGCCTAAATATAACTATGTAGTTCCTTCAGCTAATCATAACGATTTTATAGACAGGTGGTTACAAAACGAAGATTGGAGGAAAGAAGGAAACAAGGCTTTATATCTTAAATACGCTAATATAACTGCTCAAGGGTTAGCTCCTAAAGGAATTATAGCTTATATTTTAGAGTCGGAGTTTGATCATATTAAATGTTTAGGTGTAGATGAGTCATATAATGTTTTAGATTTTGAACTAGGTCTTCATGGAGATCGGGGAGCATCAGGATCACGTGGTTCCATAACACAGTTTAAAAACCTAAATGTAAAAACCGTTACAGCCCACAGCCATTCCGCGTCAAAAACAGATGGTCATCATTGTGTGGGAACATTGACTAAACTTCGTATGGGGTACAATCTTGGGATGTCACAATGGTCAGTATCTAATTTAGTCATTTATCCTAATGGTAAAGCACAACATATTCATATTACAAGAGGGAAATACACAACATTTTATTAAAAATATAAGGAGATTCGAAAGTTTCTCCTTTTTTGTTTGGCAGTCTCAAAAACATTCCTTAAATTTGTAAAATAAAATTAGAAACTATGAAAAGAAAATTGATTATTTGTTTAGATGTTTTGCTTTGGATAGCATTATTATTTTTTGGATATAAATATTTTACAGGATGTTAAAGAAAATTACAGAGAAAAGAATCGAGCAGTTCAAAAATGATTTCCCAGAGTTTAAAATTTCCAAGAAAACAGGTTCTATGTATATTAGAATCGGCGTAACAGAAAGTACGAAACAGATTAAATACAATGGAAGAGCTATTACAAAAGGAACTGTAAAAAAATTAGGCCAGTTTCAAGAATGGAAACAAAGTAAAGCCAGATTTGTATACTTACTAAGTCCTGCTGGAAAACTTATGATGAGTAAAGAGGGTGGTAACTTTAGAAGTGTCACTTTAAAAGCGCTTAGAACTGAAAACTCGGATTTGACTAATACTTTCTTCATAGGTAAAAAATATGAATGGCTTGGTAATTATCCTAACATGTTTCCTTACAAATTCTTTCAAGGATTCAATTCATTGAGTGAAGCTAAAAAGTTTCTAGGTTATTCGTTTATATCAGATGAAGAGTTTAGTAATTTATTTAAAGATGAATGGTTTGATTTTTTAACACCTGTCATCTTAGCGAAAGACAAGAAAAATGTTGTTAGACTATTTAAAGATATGGGTTCGGACACCAGAGATTCTTTAAATGATTACATTAATATGTGTCAAGATCATAATATGCCTGTTGAAATTCCCGCAGGAAAAAATAAATTAGAAGAATTACATGACTCTACGATGTGGGAAATCAATAAGCAGAGTATGGACTGTTATTCTAAAGAATATCGATATGATATTGAAGAAAATTTTACAAAAGTTTGGATAGAGAGAGGTTTGACTTTCAGAAGATTGGAAACACCGTATGAAATGTATTCACAAGGTATTAAACAAATTCATTGTATTGGAACAAATTATGCTGGAAATTTAGGCCGCAATGCCTTCTACTCTTTTAGTCAGGAAGGTAAAGATTATGAAATTCAAATATATTCTAATGGTAGTGTAGGTCAATTTTATGGTAGAAAAAATACTAGTGTTCCAGCCGATCTAAAAGAGAGTGTTACTAAGAATATAGATCTAAGATATAATCTAACAGATACAAAACCAGGATTAAAAGATTATCCTAAAACAGCAGACGCTAAACAAGTATTAACTCCTAATGGTTGGTAAATGAAAAAACAAGGAATAAGATTTATTTTAAAAGACGGAACAGATGATTTTTATGATCCATTAACCTATAGTGACTTCTCAGAAACAGAAACTGAGTATGTTTTAGATATGGCTTATACTTATGAAATACCTAAAGAAGATGTAATTTCTTTTGAATGGTTTGATATATGCCAAAAATGTGGTTATGAATTGTTTAGTGATGGTTGTAGAAATTGTAAAAAATAAATATATGGAAAAGATTAATTCACATTCAAGTTTAGAATTCAAAATTGTTCTTAATTTGACAGAGGGCAAACCAATGACAGATTATCAACATATTGAAATAATACATAAAGATGAATTATAAAAATACTATATTAGGAACGATAACAGTTGTATTATTTACTTCTGCTATTTCTTGTTTTGCGCCGAAAGTAAAAGACAAAAGACAACCAAAACTCGATCCAAGCATCAAAACAGTTAATCTAAGCGGAGAAATAGGCTTAGACACAATAACTTCTATCGGAGTATCACAACTAGGCTTAAAAGACCTTAAAATCGTTATTGTTAATTTGACGGAAAAAGAAGTGGAAGAAGATGAGACTTTACTAGGTTATATAGAAGACTATCAAACTTATTATTTAATCAAATTAAAACCTGGGTTATATAAAGATTATTACTTGACTATTCTGGCACATGAGCTCAAACATCTATCACAAATTTATTCAGGACGATTAAAAATGCTTCCTTTTTGTATACAATTTGAAGGTTTATGGTACACTTTTAACTATCCTTATTGGGAGCGTGAATGGGAAATAGAAGCTTTTAGATCAGAGTTTGAATTAGAAATGAAGATTAGACATAAAATGATGAATCCCCTTCCTTAATTGGTTGGGGATTTTTTGCGTTTAATTAGTTTTGGTTTGTAATCTTTTTAAGTCTGCTTTAAATCTTTCGTATTCTGTCCATTCACAAGCTGAAGAAGTTTCAATATATCTGTGAATTAATTCGTCCACGATTTCATAGTAATCTAAATGGCGGGTAGAAAATCCTAACTCCTCAAATACTTTCATTTGTTCACGTTGTTTGTCCGTCATAATACTCAATTTTAATTAATCCTGAATCTAACCATTCTTCTAATACCTCATAAGTTTTTAGATCATAATATTCATGATATCCTAAAGTATATTTTAGAGAACCTATTAAAGCGTTTTTTGCTTCTCCTTTTTTCGCCCAGACAAATTTTCCTGAATTCATTACAAGGAGCTCTTCATTTAGATAGATTCGATATCCTGGTTTTGAGCTTATTTTTAACTGTTCTAACTCTGTTATTATTTTATCTCTTTCCATCTGCGTAGTATTAATTCAATTTCTCGTTCTTTTAAATCTTCTGTTTTTATTTCTTTTTCGCCGAAAATAAAAAACTCAGGAAAAGCTGGTAATTCTAAACTACTGCTTTCATCGAGTTCAAATATATCTTGCTCTTGATGAATACCCTCTCCTTCTATCCACCTACCTGATTTTTTCTCAGTGCCTCTATAATTGTGTACAGTGTGTAGCGTATCAAGATTCTTAAGTTGTCCTTTATACCAACAACCATTACCGTTTTTAATATAGTAGTCTTTTCCTAGTATGAACTCTTCAGCTTTTTTTAATTCTATATCTAATACTGGTGCGTACATATTTTTAATTTAAATTAGTTTTATAACACTAAATGTCCTTGTTTTTTAAGTTGCTCCACCGCATCCATCATTCTTTCTTTCTTTTACTTTGTATTTTAAGCCGAGCTTCTTTTTTATTTTATTCCAGAAATTTAAAGGCTCTTCTGGTAAATAATCGTCAAAACCACAAATATAGTTATAGGTTGGAAATTCTTTGTCTAAAATTGTCTCAAATACAACTATTTCTTTTCCTGGTTTATAGTCCTTACTCATTTGCCATATAATTGGTTTATTTTGTATCATATATTTTAGTTATTTTAAAAACGCCTACATTCTCCTTTTGTGCTACTTCTAAGGCCTTTTCTTCAAATTAAAATTGGTCGGCGAAAATAAAACTTTTAAAACGCCTATAATCGGTTGCCCAATAACCATGTCCGTCAATGTCTGTTATTACGTATCTTGTTACCATGTTTTATGTTCTTTTAATTCTAATTTTTGCCAAAATTCTGGGAATTCCTCAATATCTTTTGTCCTGAAATAGTAATCAACTCCATTAGGATAATTATAATACATGCCATCTCTTTCAAATACCAATCCTTCTAGAGGAAATCTATTTTCTGGATAATTTTTTATTAATTTATATTGCTTCATTTTCAAATTGTTCTTTATATGTTAATTGTATTTCTTCTAATATGTCCACTGAACTTAGTTCTACACAGTCTTGACAAATTAATATATTGTCATAAAAATCTGAAGGTTTAAAGTTGAAATATTTTATTAGTTTTCTTTTCGCGCCGATTGGTGTTATTTTACTTCGTTTCATGGTTCACTTTATAAGTTAATAATCTATCCATTTGTTTCTGTAGCTTTTCAACTTCTGTGTCAATATTTGTATTAAATTCCTCAATATTCAAAAGTCTAACTGTTTCTTGTCGGCCATACTCTGAACCTTTAACAATATCATAAGCCTCTTTTACGTCGTATTTTCCTGCAAAGATAATATCATCTGAATACCCTGATCTGTTTGCGCCCCAATAGCCTCTATAACATCCCGCCCATACAACAGCTAAATCATTTGGATTAGAAACAGTTAAATCTAAAGCTTTTTGATCACGTTCTCTACACCAAATATGTTTTTCAATGGCATGACGTTTCATTTCTTTACCTTCAAATAAAATAGTGTCATAGTCTTTTACTCTATGTGCTATGATGTCTGTATAATAAACTTCTGTATCATCGTATTTGTAATCTACTAGTTTAGTAGCGCCAAGATTGCGCATTTCTGTTAGGCCTTTACTTCTTGCTTCTCCTCGTGTTTCGGCAATTGTGATAACATCATTATAGTGCCAAGGCTCTTCTAAGTTTTTGATAGATATTTTCCAAGCTTTTTTAATTATTTGTTCTTTCATATTTATACGAGTATTGGTGAAAAGTCAGATTGTACGCAACCAGGAACAGGAATCATATTATCAGAGTTAGCCATAACAGTGAATATTTCAGATCTAGTATTTGTAAAATTACTATACCATTTCTTTTTATAATTCTCTGATATCTGGTCTAGTTCTACTAAAACATGGAAACCACCTTTAGTTTTTACAATATTTCCTATTACTGCTGCTCCGTTAATAATATCATTATCCCACAACCACATATAAAAAGTCTCTAAAGAACATCCCTTTCCTTCTCTAAAATCAATATCCATGTCAAAATATTTTTTAACTCCCGATACTTGAATCATATTCAAAGCAGTTGATTGCGCATTGTATATCTTTTTACCATCAACTAGAAACTTAGTGAGTTCTTGTATAGTTTTTAATCCTGCTTTATGCATATCTCTAGGATTTGGTGTAATATATAAAACTAAGCTATCTTGATTTACAGGAATTGAATCACACTCATAAGAACCCAGTTCTACTTCAAGTTTTTTAATCTTATTAATCATTTGTTCTTTAGACGCTGTAAAACGTTTCAACTGCCCTTTATCTGCTTTTAATCCTTCTGTAGCTCCATACTTTTTGCGCGCAAATAAACTAATATAAAATTTCTGACCGTCTTCTAATTGAGGCAACCAATCAATAAATTTCTTTAACTCTTTTTCGTCCTTAATTATTTTATAATTCATTTTTTCTTATTTTTAGTTCTAATTGTTTAGTGTATTCAGGATCTACTTTATCAGGTAAATTACTATTTTTGTATAGATCTGCTAGATCTTTTGTCTTTTGCGTCCACTCTTCAATAACTTCTTTCAAATCTACATCTCCTCTTTTAATACTAAGTAGATATTCCCTATTTTTAGTTCTGTCTACATTGATAATATTTTCTGTTGGTATTTCCTGAGCTGTCATAATTAAACGAACTAAGTGTAATAGATTTTTAGAATCTAGTTGCTGTCCGTGTTTTTTATTTGTTGCGGTTCTCGCTTCATTTCTATTCTTTAACCAATCAGAATATTCTTTGTATTCTTTACAGTGTGTGCTATAAGCTTCTCTGTTCCAGTAAATTACTCCCTTCCAATCGTTAATTCTATATTTTTCAATTTCAGATTTTCTAGGTTCATTAGAGTTGATATCCCCAATTCCTTTATAGTTCCTATGTTCAAATTTTAAATCTCTAGTGTCATTAACCCATTTAATATCATCTGTATAAACTCTATAACTGTCTCTAAATCCTTCAATACCAGCCAGACCAATTTGATCCTGAGTATACTCGTTATTTTTAAGCCATTCTTTTAATAAATGTGTTTGGCCTTCTTGTCTATCAATAATTTTACAAAAGTCTAGAATGTCTTTTCTTACTATTCTGCTTTCTTCCCAATTGTATTTTTTATTTAATCCAGAAGCTTTAATCAACTGTGTTTTTGCATATCCAGAATAAGTTTCATAACATTTTTTAGTCAGAAATACGTCTCTATTTGCTTTTAAATAATTATATTCTTGTGAACTTTCTATAATACAATTTTCGGGCAAAAACAAAAGTTCAAGCACATTTGGATTTCCGGTAGAAACAAGTTCTAAAAATCGCCTGATTTCATAAGCAACATCATCTTTATTTATATCTACTTGAGCAACGTAATTATTAGATAATATATCTTCATTAGACTGAATATAAATTGTTTTATAATCAGTGTCGGATGTTTCTGTTGCAAGACCGTAACTTTGGCTCCCTACAATTCCTCTGAATATTATTTTTGCGTTTTTTGGTAGCATTTATATCAAATCTAAAATTGAGTTTCTGTCTTTTCCGAAAAATGGCGTTTCAACAACTTCCCATTTACTTCTAACTACTTCTGTTTTTAATGCTTCGGGATTGTCATTCTTATAAAGTTGTCCATTTACATAGGTATTCTTTACAATAAAACTCCCTCTCTTCTTAGAGAAATGCAGATCATTCCAATTATGTCCTTTTTGAAAACACATTTCCTGCATAGCACTACTGTTCTTTTTGTGTAATTCTGAGTGGGAATATAAAGATTGGGCGAGCATCGAAATTGAATTCTTTTCGGCATCCCTTTGTCTCCAAATCAAACAGTTTACAACTTCTTCTTTTTCGGGAATCTGAAATACTCTGGAATCAAATAGTGCCA